GGACTAACTTGAATCGCCATTATTTTCTCCCTTATTCCGAAAAAGTAGTTAGAATTTGTTTTTATTGATTATTTATAAAACTTGAAAATCGTAAATTATAGAAACCATTTGTTGAACTTTTCTTCGAAATCATCATCTGCGGATTCAGGGTTAGTTGGATCGTCAATAAAACCGAACGGCATCATATCTTCATTTATAATTTTATTACTTGAGTCTAAAACTTCTAATCTAGCGTCATTATTACTTAGTTCTTTGAAATATTCCTGATTTACCATCCATGCAAACAGTACACAACACATTACTAGATCATCATGCTCGCCTTCTTCAGCTTGATATTTACCATTGATTTCGATAAATCTACAAAGCTCATAAAGCAGATCGTAATCATTGATGAAAAGCTTATCATGTTCAATCAGGCTTTTTAAGTTAGCACAACCGATACGTTTTACCTGAACAGTAGTTCTGACGCCCATAGAGAGCTTAAACCCAATTTCAGTATTGACTTTCTGACCTGCTCTACCTTTTGTTTTAGTAAAAATAACACCACCATATTCTAAATCATGATGAAGTATGTCAGCAATTTGTTGACCAATGTCATTGGTTTCAACTAACACATACGCATCATTATAGTGTCGGCACAGCTGGTATATTATGTTAGGATACACGAGAGCAGGCACCTCGTTGTTTTTATACCTAGCCACAACCTTATATGGAATTTCAGTTATATCAAATACGATAAAGGCAGAGTAGTCGATACCTGTACCTCTAGACGTATCTACCACTGCCATATAAGCTCTGTCGCTTCTGGGTTGTTCATATATTTTTGTATCGCCCGAAACTATGATTGGCTCAATGTATGTGAGCATTGCTAGTTTTTTGCCATCAATTAGAGTGTTTGAACTACCTAAAAATTCGCATTCAAACTCTTGTCTGAATTGTCTTTCGCTAGTGTTGGCAATTGTTTCTTCGCGCCAAGCTTTTGTTCTGCCTGGTATTTGAGACCAGTGCACATCAACTCTTACATATCTGTTTTTATTGTTTTCACTATCAGTCCAAATCTTATAGAAAAGATTCATACCGTTAGGTGTAGAAGTTATGATCACCTTTGTGGTTTGACCTGATGAAATTGTAGGATAAACTGATGCGAAAAAGCTTTCCTGAATATTGTTAGGAACGAATGCAAATTCGTCAAGATAAATTAGATTGTAAGTACCACCACGAACAGCTGAAGATGACGTAGCAGATGCAAGTATCTTTGATCCGTTTTCTAACTCAATGTCGCCCTCATTCCAACGCTTGATGCCCTGTTGCATCCACTTTGGTAGATACTCAAACATGGTTTTGATACGTGATAGAATTTCACGAGCCTGAGCATCTTTGTTGGCTAGAATAGCAATTTTGAAGTCGGGGTTGAATAGAGCTTTCTGTAGTAGAAAAGCTGCCACAGTTGTAGTTTTACCAACCTGACGAGGCATTTTACAAATGGTGAAACGATTTTTCTCAAACGTATCAACCATTTTTTCTTGAAACTTCCAAAGCTCGAAGTTAACAAGTCCCTTATCAACATGTACGATTTTACAATAATTTTTAATAAAATACTTTTGATCCTGAGAGCATTTTTTGTACTCTTTGATTTTTACTGCGTCCCATTCAATAGGTACATCAGTTCTTTTAAGGTTTCTGTTTCCTAAATACGTTTCAGCCATTATTCACCTTTGAGTAATTTTTGCAACTCCGCAGTACTGCCGACGAATAAGTTGTTGTTTATTGTTTTTTTATCATCATCACTAGGTATTTTGGCTGTGATATCTTTTACCTGTTTACTGAGATGTAATAGTTTTTGATTAGCATCTACTAGGTTATTGATAAGATTACCGACAACCTCATAAGCTCTGGGATGTTGTGCTTGTTTAGCAAAGTCTATCATATCAGTCAAAGCTTCTTGACCTCTTTCTATAATATCATATAGATTACGTCTAGCAAATTCATAATCATCATCAACTTTGTTCACACTATCTTCAAGCACAACCGCAGTAGTACTATTTGCAACTGGTGTGATGTTGTATGCTATGCCTAAAGCATTGCTAATGTTTTGATTATTCGCTTTCATATAATCTACTTTATATTAGAAAAGAAGTCAGTGATATACCCATAATTAGAATTTGGACTGATTTGTGAAACAGGTATTGATGAAGCGTGATTTGACGTAGGTTTACCACCTGATGTTAACCCCGGAACCACAGTTTCATATTCTGATACTTTAGTGTTACCAACTCCTTGCGCTGCAGTATTAGTTGAAGGCACACGGAAATTAGTGATAGCTTGCTGTATAATTCCGGTGTTTGCCATAGGTCCGTATATATAACCTTTTAAGACAAACTGCAATTCCCAAATAATAGCATATCTTTCATTAAAATTGGCTTCATATGTGTCTTCATAATTTATAGTTTTTAATACAACTGGTATGTCCATTTCAATATTCATATCAGGTATAAGTTTTACAGCTGTTGTCCATTCAGGCTTAAAAAATGGTAAAATCTGTTCTACAATACGCATAGCATCATCAGCATTTCTGCTTAAGATTGATAGACTGATATTGAAATTATAAGGCACAGGGTTAAACTGAGAAACAGTTATACTGTTGTTTGAAGTTGTAGTTCTATTCTGACCTATAGTATTGAGTTTTCTTTCTGAGTCATACTCAATACTTTTAATTTCAAAAGACATGCGCGGGAGTACCTGATTCACTTGACGTAGTAAATCAGGATTTTCTTTTAAACGTGAAAGGAACCTATCTTTTGGTCCGTAAGCTAATGGCACTTTAAGATATTCAGTGACATTGCCATCACCATCTACGCGTTCAATCATAATGTCATTAAACAACGAGCCAAATAAGGCTACGTATTTTCTTATAGAACCAAAATAAAACGACCAACCAAACATAACTACCTCTAATAACCACCGTCTTCACTAAACGGATTTGTGATGCTGAAGTCAACGAAAGTATTAGCCAAACTTTCAAATTCTTCATTTTGATTAACAACATCATTGACACTGAAATTGAATGTTTCTGTTTCTAATGTATAATTGTTTTCTGTAATTAGGTTATAACCGTCCTCTGTAAGTAACCAGAAGTTATTATCAGCAAGTGAATATGTATTTTGTAGTGAATCAATATCAGCTATACCAGTATTGAATATTTCACTATTGTAGTTGAATTTCTCTAGTTGTAGTTCATAATATTGTAAAGCGCCTGTTTGATAGAATGAAGACTCATGTTCAACAAACTTGATTTCAAATACACCCTTAGTGAAAGGAAAATAAACAAGGTCGCCTTCTTGAGGTCTTATTAAATTATGTGGCGTACCTATGTCTTCAGCAAATCTACGACGACTTACTGATAGTGTTAACTTATCAGCTACATTCAAACCAAACTTACTGAGTAAGTCGCCTTCGCCCTGAAAACCTTCATAAGTGTTGATATACATTTCAATTGGCACTGATATGGTAAATGATGAAATGGGAGCTTCAGTAAGTAGAGGATCCACATAGTTAGTTGATCTTGGCAAATATACAACATCAATACCGAATATCTTAATCATTTCATCAGCAAGATCCTGCATAAGATTTTGCTCTGAACTGTAATCGGTATTTCTGAAGAAAAAATTAGTCGCCATTTTACTAGCCGATCATATCTGAAACGGGCAAGCTCCAAGTTGTGATCATTTCTTGTTCAAGCATTTCTACTTCTTTTTGAGCATCATCACGAATTTTATCAGCATTAAATTTGTTACCACCGGGTAAATTTACAGCTGTATACTTTGTTAGGTTGTCTCCCCACTGTCGTTTAATCAGAGCAGTGGCATAACGTGTAAGCCAACGATCGCTCCAAACCCCTGCATATACAGTAGGGTCTACAACCTGATAGGCTTCTACGATAAGATATTGACCAGCAACAACATTATCCCAGCCCATGTCTAAGTGAAGGATATTTGTATAACGATTAAAACGTAGAGGCTGTTGACCAACTAGAAGCTGCTCAAGAAACTGAATGTGTTGCATAGCTAGATAGTAGGGAACCATTGTAGTCGCTGTTAGATCATATAGATCGTTTAAAGTAATCTGATAACGAATATTGAATAGGTTGTTTGTTGATAGAGCTTCACCAACAGGAAATATGTTCACAGCACCAATGATATTTGGTGGCAATGTAATATACTTGTTGGTGATGTCAGCTTGTTGAATTTGATATTTGTAATAAGTTTTTTCAGCACCTTCAAAGTGGTAATCCCAAAAGAAGGTTAGAGCTTCGTCAATACGATCTTCTACCTGATCGTCATCAACGTTGATATCAATGACAGGCGCACCAACACGTCTTAGGCAATATGCTTTGAATTGTGCTCTAGTAGCTGGAATTGCCATTTAACTCTCCTGAAAGCTATTCAGTATATTTATGTCCAATGGAATATTACAGCTCCATTAGCGCCTTTAGGACCTGATGCATCGGAATCTCCGCCTGCACCACCACCGTAAATATTACCATCGGATAAGGCTGCCGCTGCAGCACCGCCGCCATAAGCTGTACCACCAGCTGCGCCGCCCGTTTGAACAGAACCAATACCACCTGCTTGACCACTACCCGAATTGACATCACCACCGCTTTGTGATCCGCCTGCACCACCAGGTGTACTTCCTCCGCCTCTTGCGCCGCCGACGCCACCAAAGGCAGTATAAGTTGTGCCGCTTACCGTAACCGTTGAACTTCCTCCAGTACCACCAGCACCAGTTCCGGAAATGTACGAACCTCCTGCACCACCAGAACCTAAAGTATAAGAAAACGGTGTGGTGCCGCCTACAACTGATAACGTTTTATATACAAACCCGGCACCGCCGCCGCCAGAAGAAAGTCCGCCATAAGCTGTGCCCCCTCCGCCTCCGCCTCCGCCCCACATGTAAATTACACATTGCACTGATCCTGAGGGTGCAGTAACAGATCCGGTGCCAGGAGAACTAGGAGTAAATGTTTGATTGAAAGGTGTAAAATTACTTTTACCATAAAAATTGGAAAATGAAATAGTGCTGGAAGGAGTAGTGCACCCTGATAAAGTTCTAACATTGGTATCATTCAATGAAATTGTAGTGGTTCCTGTTCCACCTAGTTCTAATTCAATAGACTGACCAGCTGTTGTTCCACCTAAGCTGATTGGACCTGAAGCATTGAGTGTCATTACTTCACCTTAGCCTTCAATTCATCAACTTCTGCTTTGAGTTCTTTGATAGCTTCAATGAGTAGTGGGACAATTCTTTCATACTTAACTGCGAGTATACCATTACCTCTTTCGCCGACTGCTTCTGGTAGCACTTTTTTAATTTCTTGAGCGATAACACCAACATCATGTTTACGAACAAAGTACCCATCTTCACCACCGGAAGCTTCAATATATTCATCAGTCCAATCAAATTCAACACCTGAAATGGTGTTAACTTTAAACATAGCATTGGCGATATTTGTTATGTTAGTTTTTAAACGAATATCTGATGCAGAATAAGCTGTAATGTTATTAGTTGCACGTATTTCACCAGCAGCACCAGTGGCTGATATTCCCACTCCTAAAGATCCAAATTGAACACTTGAAGATGTACCTACTGCTTGTCCAATACTGAATGTGACAGCACCTGTTGCACCACTAACTGAAACACCTGTACCCGCAACCGCAGATGTTACTGCTG